ATTAAGCTCATTAGAATATCCTGTTAGTTATGCTTCTGTTAACAACACGCGATACGCTGCTGTCATCAAAGATGTTATGGTCATTAACGTCAGACTCTGCATGGAGTAAATCTAACCATGCTGTGTTCTCGTCATCTGCTGTTAATGAGGATAATGTATCACTACCTACTACGCGCTCTTGGAAAGAACGACCTGCTCTAATAGTAATGAACCGTCTAGCTGCTTCAGGGAGTTCCTCGAAGTCTAACAGGACAATCATATCGACTACTATAGGGTCAGATATTACATAGGTGTGGTTTATCTTATCGTATAATTTGGAACCACGTTGTACGTAGTCAAACGTTGAGTTACGATATTTACTTTCTGTTTGGGACAAGTCTACTCTCACGCAGTTCGCTGGTAGGTTTAAGTGTCCATCTGAATCAGGAGAAAGGGTATAGCCAATCTCTTCATTAAAACTCCACCCTGTAGATTGAACACTACGAGTGATGTTATCTAAAATAGTTTCTGCCATCTCAGCGTCAAGTAGACCTGAGGACAGGGAATTAACAGCAGCCTCTCCGATAATCGAGAGCATAACATTGACTGCATCTAGCTTCGTTGATAAATTCATTACATGCTCCAATTTTAAAACCAAAAAAAAGCCCCACCTCCCTCGATGTTCTGAGAGAAGTGGGGCTATTGTGTTACCTACTTAATGATTAAGCAGTTACTAGGTTGATTGCACACGCAGGGCGTAATACATTGTGACCCATTGCGTACTTAGCTACCATCAAAGTACCTTGACGAGAGATCTGGTACTCAGACTCAACACCAAGATCTAACAACTTAACAGTTGCGGCTGCATCAGCAGAGAAGATCATACCTTCAATACCAGAGAAGTCGCCTTTGTATTCGCCGAAGTTAGCTGAAGTAGGAGTTACAGAAGTTGTAGACTCATCAGTAGTAGGGACATGGTTAGACATAAGGATCTTAACGCCGCCAATTACAGGAGCTTGACCAGTAGACATAGAACCAGAACCACCAACATCACGGTTCATGTAAGATAATTGGTTAACGTCTTGGCTACCGAATAGCTTGTAGTAAGATGCAGGTGGAAGTACACATACTTTCTCACCAGTTACGTCTTTGCTATCAAACTCTTCTAAAGCACCATAGATCGCGTTAGCAATATCAGTACCAGTAGAAGCTACACCGTTAGTACCAACAGCAACGTTATTAGTGAATACTTCATCATTCAAACGTTGTGCAGCAGGAAGGTCAGCAGAAGACTGCATGTTAGCAGCAGTAGCAACGATCTTTAAGATGTTGCGGTCAGCAGCGTTAGCTAGAGCGTGACCCATTTCTTTAGAGTAGATTGAACGTACATCGTAGTGGTTCATTGCTTCGTCGATGTTAGCGATGAAAGATTTGCTGATTAGCAAGTCATCAACAGTAACGATACGCTCTGCGTGATTCATCGCATCTGCTTCGATCAATTGACCGGCAGTGTGGTATGACGCAGTAGTAGTACCAGTCATCGGGAATGATGCACTCTTACCACCAGAGATGGTACGAACGCGGTGAAGGCCCATTGCGATGTTCTTTTCTTCAAACGCTGTTAATACTTCACCAGCGAATAGCTTGAGGAACAATGCACGAGTATCTGCACCTTGGTTCTGTGCGCCTAAACGTGATACAGTTTGATCAGTTGGGAATGCCATGATAATTTACCTTTTAAATTTAAGTTAAGTTTAGTGTTGCTAAATTGTATTTGTTCTATCAGCCTAAACACTTCCTTTCCCTAAGATTGTCTCACCGCAGCGAGGTCAAAGATAGTTAGTAGTGGTTCTGTCTTTTAGATACAAAAAACCCAACCCCCGAAGGGGAGGGTAAAGAGACTATAAGATATTGCTGCGAGATAGCTTCTCAGCTACTTGCTGCCGGTAGTTCGCATCGTTGGTGTACCGAGGGTCGCGCATAGCGGCTGACATCTCTGCCACACTACTGAACGCACCACCCGCAGAAGTTTGACTAGCATCACCTTGGAGGAGTTGTGGTGTGCTACCTTCTGCGGCCTGATACTTCGTCTGCAAACCGGATACTGCAAGTTTAACCATATCTAAGTCCTTTGAATCTACAGCTCTATCAAAAGCAGCGGCCTCACCTTGAGTAAGGTTATCACTAGCCCAGTTGATTAGTTCACTGTAGTTCTCTTGCCCGCCTGTTAAGTCAAAGACGGCAGTTTCGTAGTCGGCGACTAGAGCTTCCTGCCCTTTAATCCAACTATCTACGAGAGACTTAGGAAGACCAGCAGCTTCTAATTCAGCCATTGCATCTTCACTTAATCCACCGTTTGCATCATACTCCGTTTGAAACTTATCGAACTCTAAGCCTTTGGACTCTAATAGTTCGCTTACTTCATTGGGAGCAGTTTCTACTGAAGGGGTACTGTCCGTTTCGGTTGTACCAGCGTCCTCAGTAGTCGATGCTTCTTCATTAGGACTGCCTTGTCCTAACTTCGTTTCTAACGCTGCATAGGCTTCTGCCATCTGAGCTGCGTCTTTAAACTTCTCAGGTAGCCAATCAGGACGCTCTGTTAACTTAGCTTCCGTCTCATCTACCTTAGCGAGCATCTCTTTATCATGCTCTGATGTACCTGCGGCTAACTCTTCTTGGTTAGCTTCCACAGTACCTGTATTGATTATTTCACTCATTATAGTCTCACCTTTGTTTATTCAGTCGGTTGTTCACCCGTATAGTCCATCACGCCTTTAGCTACAGCAGGAGCTGCACCTTTAGCCATCTCAGCCATCTGTTGTTGCTGCATAGCAGCTTCTTGCTGTTCTTGATCAGCTTGAGCTTCACTCGCAAGTTCTTCGTCAGACTTGATAAGACCTTGAGTATCTATTCCTAAAGATGCTCCTAAGCGGTCGATGTAATCACCAACGTTAAGATACTTTTGGATAACCTCTGGCCCTAATGGTCCTAGATATTCTAAGAGTGATGAAAGTTTAGATAGATCCTGCCCACGCCCTAACGCTTCTAAACCAGTCACTATCTGTGGCTTGATTGCATCGTCAGGGAACTTAGGCATCTTGCCTTCTTTCTGCATCAGGTAAAGCAGTATGTTGACAAGGGGTAACTGGAACTCTTGAGAAAGAGTACTGTAGATTCCACCGAGTGCAGTTTCTAGCTCTTGCGCCATGTAGCGAATCTCTTCTGCCGTAACACGATCTGCATTACGCTGAATAGAGCTGTTGAGTAGAAACGCAGCCGATAGACGCTCAGTGATTTGTACAATTGTCTCCTGAGCTACCCGAAAGTCGTTAAACTTATCTAACTGTAGTGTTGATACATCATTAGCGTCACCTGTCACTACAGCTCCGTTAGGAGAGTTAGCTAAGACTGAAGTGCGTGTAGTACCGTTTGGTCGAACCAAGAACAGAACTTTAGCAGCAGCAGCAGAGCCTTCTACGATTGCAGTGGTTAATGTTTCTAATGATTTAATATCACCGATGTATTCTTCTACGAAACCTCGACCATAATTCTCACCATCTATTGAGATAAACCGTAAGGCCATCCAAGGAGATCGTGCGATAGGGTAGGAACCCTGTGATTTAGGAATCATAACACCTTTGACTTCCTGATGAACAACCATCTTCTTACCTTCTCTACGAATGCAAGTAAATAGATCCACCTCAGTCTCAGGCTTAATGTTTGTAAACTCTGGGTCATCCTGAAGAACTGCTCGCACTGTATCAGGTAAAGCCTCGAAAGAGACTTCTTCTTTTACAATGACTTTCAATAGGTTGCCCATGGTGTCACGTTTGCAGACATAACGATCTAAGCGATAGATCTTCATGCCGCCGTCTTTAGGCATGTATGTTAATACATTACCCGCAACGATTAATTGTTTAATAGCTTCATGCGCTGGAACACGCACAGCTTTCGCTTCGATTAATTGTGCAGCAGACCGCTCAATACGAGCTAAGGCTTCTTCAGCCTGTCCACGAGCATCATCGCCAGCAAGTTCTTGCAGGTCGAAGTCATCAATCGTTAAACGAAAGAATGGAGCATTGGGAGGTAACAATGTCATTAACAGTTTAGATGCTAAGTTGTTAACACCACGAGCCGCTACCGAACTGTATGGTTGATCATAGACAGTTGATGACGAATGCCCTTGTGGTGGCATTAGCATAGGAATGGTTAATGACGCAGCATCTCTTGCTCGCTGTAGGTACACATCACGGTCACGCGCCATGTCCTCATATAGCTTTGCAGCAGATTCAACGTTATTCATATTAACCGCCTACGTTAGGTGAAGCTGGTGAACCGCTAGATGTCTTACCGATCTGAAGACCAGAAGCATTCTTACGGAATTGTTTTTTACCTTTCTTCTTCTTGGCTTGCTCGTTAGCATTACTACTCTCAGAGTTCTTAATCTCATCTGGAGCTGCTTCTGGAGCTGGCGCTGCCTTCGGGATAGGAGTCGAAGCCATCTTTGGTGTTTTCATACACATAATTTATTCCTCTTCGTTTTCTTGATATAAGCCCTCTAGCTTCTGGATCACGCTTTGTTGACCCTGTAGATATGCTATATCTTGAGGCGTTATGTCGAGATTGAGGGGGAGTTGGTTGGGAAAGAGTTGCTGCATCTTTATTAACAATTCTTTACTTATAGCTGTTTGGTTGTTCAATACATTCATATTTTTTAATCCACAGTAGGGGACTTCTAGGGGTTATAAGCCTTTGAAACTAAAGGGGTTTTTACGCCCCTTTTTCCGCTTCTTCTAACTCTTTCTGAAGGTTAGCTAAAGCCCTCCAAGCGACCTTCGCAGAGTGCCTAATACCGTCTGTATCGATAGTCCCAGCCTCCATAAGATGCCTTGTTAAGGCGTCTAATTCGTCCCCAGACTTGCTACGATCCCAGTGAAGAGGCTTATTTGGGTTATGTTGGTCATTCCCAGCCTTAGAAGTACGGGCTACCTCAGCTATTGCTAAGGGGAAATACATCAGAACCCCTGAGAATACCGGAGTATCCTTACGTTTCTTAGCATAATCATCAAGATCAGCACTAGATTCAACATCAAAAGCACCTTCTTCAATGCGTTTCTGTAACGCTGGTGAACACTTCAGATAAGCCTCTGCTTGCCTCAGATAAGCATCTGCTTGCATCTCTGCCATATCAGGTAGGCTATGAGCTGTAAGGTAGTCTTTCCTCATCTCTTCTTCTCGTTTTACTGTCCGACCCCATGCTCCTGCATTATCCCATTCGGAAGGCGTTGCGTCATTTATTGAAGCCATAATTTTACTTCTCCTGTATCAAAGTTATATTCGCCATCCCGTAGAATACGAGCTAAACGTGCATTTTCTAAGGCTAGTTCTTCACTAAAGCCTTTCTTCTTAAAGGTTGCTACAACAGCTTCCCAAGAACAATCTTCTTCTAATATCGCATTAGCTTTCTTCTCACCTATAGTTGGACAGCCATTATAACCGTCAGTGGTATCGCCCATAAGAGTCTGTAGAAAGAACCAATAGTCGGCCTGTTGATCATCTATAGTAACGATCTCTCCATTGATGAGGTGGCGTGCGGGTATCGTCTTTAAGTCCTTATCAGCCGACCAGATGATATACTTTTCTGGGTCAGAGCTTCCTAAGATTCCTAAGAGATCATCAGCTTCGATACCATCTGTCATCTGTCCTTCCCACTTTTCCATGAGATAGCCCCTCGCATACCCAAGCAAAAGCGGCTTGCGTGTCTCAGCTCTGTTCATTTTATAGTAAGGGGCGACCTCAGTACGGTAGTTCTTCTTACCAGAGACACAGGTAATGATCTTATCACACCCAGACTCATCAAGAAGTTTAAGGATCTGTTGATCACAAGAGTTAGCTACGTCCTGCTCATAGGCGTGTAGTGTCCAGAGACCATCACCCCAATTCACCGCTCTCTCTGCGATTGTTGCTGCTTTGTAGGCGATAATATCACCGTCCACCAAAAGTGTAGTTGACATATTAAATATCTCCGTTGTTTGTTATGTAAGCTAGTGCTGCTTTGATAGCAGTAGGGTTATCTTTAATATGACCGATAGCTTTGTTACAACCATCGCACAATAAACCCCTAACTTCACCTGAAGTATGACAATGATCTACAAAAAGAACTGATCTACTAACTTTAGATTCATGAGTTAGGCATATTTTACACCTATGGTCTTGATCTACTGCTAACTGATCTCTCTCTTGTAAACTAATACCATACCTATCTTTAAAGTTTCTATCTCTGAAATAGTTAGGATTCTCTGCAAACTTTCGTTTTTTACTAACTGCTTTAAGTTTGTTTGCACAAGGTTTGCAGTAAGAATATAAACCATCTTTATTCTTTTTCTGTTTAGAATAACTTTCCTTAGGAAGGTTTACTAAACACTTCTTACATTCCTTCATGTTAAGTCCTATGATTCATTAATCGTAAGGCACGAGTCTTAGCGTTGAAGAGTAGGAACTGAACTCCTAGCTCTTTCTGCTTAGCTGTGCGTGAAGAAGGTCTGCCCATCTTAACGTCGAATAGATAGACCTTGTTATCTTTAAGGGCAACGAGGTCAACAGACCCCGTACACCCTGCGTTCTTAAATACATGATAACCCTGATCCCAAAGCCATGTTATGGCGTAGTGTTCTGCAATGTCACCTTTGAGGTTAGGGTCAGTGAGTTTCTGCCCATGACGACCCAATGTTGAAGTCAGAGTCAAGGGGGCATCTGAAGTTGTAATGTTTTTCCGTTTCTTTAATTGCCTGCTTCGTGAACTCACTAATAATATCCTCTAATCCATCTTTGACTATGATTTGAACTTCATCGTGTACGAAGGCTACAATAGCTACTTCGTCCTCAGTGTACCCTGCGTCACGTATCATGCGTTCTATGCGTATGTACCAATCCTTACAGATCAATGCACCAGCCGACTGTAGGAGAGTGTTAAGAGCAGCATGGGCATGTCTGATCGGTATGATACGACCATCTAAACCTAAGATACTTCCTTTCTCTGCCTTCATCTTCACGGCATCAGATAAGTATTTAAGTGCTGGGGTCTTCTTAAGGAAGTCCTTACGAATCTTAGCACCTGCTTTACCATCCTTACCTATGATAGAACCAATCTTTGCATCACCACCACCGTATAGGAAGCCGTAGATAAACGTCTTAGCCATGTTACGGGTCGGTAGTCCTGCTGCTTCTTGGTTCGCTGTGTGGATGTCACCTTCAAGGATCTCACGTCCATATGCCCCGTCATCGTACCGAGACATATAGTGTGCCAAACACCTAAGCTCTAAGCCTGAAGCATCAGCACCGATTAGCTTATAGCCTTCGGGGGCGATGAACAGTTCACGACACTCCTGACCGTAAACGGCAGTTAGTGAAGGTACTTGAGCAACGTTAGGTGTGCTATGTGTACAACGTGAGGTTACTGCCCCCATGTGATTCACACGGCCATGAATACGACCATCTTGTTCTAGCTTTAACCATGCCTGTTTACCATTACCGAGCTGTCCTAGCCTCTTATTGAGCATGAGATACTCACATAGTAAACGTGCTTCGGGTAAGTCACTAGCTGCTAATGACGTTTCATCTACCTTAGGTGCACCATTAGGTGTATAGTCCAGAGGTTTCCAACCACGTCTAAGTAACCTATCGGCTATCTGTACACGACTTGCTGGATTGAAAGGTATTACTTTAGTTCTTGTCTTCATCTCTACGATAGTAGGCTCCATAATCTCTGCTAGTTCGTCAGCGATTGACTGCTTACGATCTGAGAGAATGCTGTAGAGTTCTTGAGCTTTCTCTACTGAGAACGGGAAGCCTATGCGTTCCTGCTGAAGTAGTAATCTGTGCATTGTATGTTCCATCTCTAATGCCGCAGGGGGAAAGTTCTTAGCCACAATACGTTCAAATACCTTATGGTTAAGCTCCACGTCCTGCTCACAGTACTCCAACATCTCAGGAGTGTACTCATCCCAAGCGTTCTCTTGCTTACCATAGTCCCCTTTGAAGAACCTAAGGCGTTGACCCCAAGCGTCTAAAGAGTGACTACCGGTGAATTGTGGTCTAACTGTCTTCTTCCTTTGATCAAGGTCTCGGAGGTTAGGCCAGATGGTTCTTGTAGCAACCAAGGTGTCGAACACTTCACCGTCATGAGTAAGACCTAATACCTTTTCTACTACAGGTAAGTCGTAACCCATGATGTTATGTCCTGCCAGTGTTTGTTTACTGATCTCCTTGAATAATTTAGTTACCTCGGCATGACCAACAGCTTTAAATACCTGCTGTGTATCTGTGTCCTTAGCAACCATACAGTGTATCTTAGTAACGTCCTGTAAAAGCCCGTCTGTTTCCACATCAAATATTATCATGTCTACCTCTCGCTGGAGTGATTATTAAAGTATCTTCGCCAGAAATATCCCCGTATAAAACTCACTACGGTGAATATAACGGTGATCCATATGGATGAGTCAACACTCAGAACACCTACATGTATAAGGTTCTTAATGGCAAACTCCCATACTAAGACAGAGATAATAAATCCGCTGCCTACATTTAACGTTTGTTCTACTATTGATTGGTATTTTGACTGCATAGCCTATACCTCCTATGTGATTATTTCATGTGTTCCTCTTCTATAAAAGTTAATGATTAGTGTTGTCAGGATATGAAACCAAAAGGGTTTGTAGGTGGTGTTGGTGGTTCTTTAGGATTAGGAACCCTATCCCGTTCTGCTATGAAGTCATTTAACTCCTCTAAGTACATCTTACAAAACTCTCTTGCCGAAGGTACTTCTAAGAATTCACCACACTCAGTTAAGTCTTCTACATAGTCGAAGTAAGCATAGATTACTTCCATGGGTACTTGTCCACTCATATTATACTCCAAAGCCATAAAAGGAAAGAACTACACCCGTTACAGATAGTAACTTGGTAATTGTATTAACAGCGGACATAATAGCTTTCACTTCTAGGTACGCTATCTCTATCTCTATATTCCTTTGGTGTTTTTTCATGTTGGCTTGTGTCATCAGAACTCCTCGTTATCAAAGTCTATAGATTCATCATCGAATGTCTCGACCATACGACCTGTCTCATGGCTGTATGCTAACTTACCGCATATACCTGTGATACCAGACCATCTGTTCTTGAGCACTCGCACCGTTGTTACATTCGAGTTTTCTTTAGCTTGCTGGTTACGTTCTAAACCTATAACCATATCACTCAACTGAGCGATTGCTGCCGAGCCTCTAAGTTGCGCTAGAGAAGTAGTAGCTCCTTCTTCGTGTCCTTTCTCACCACTAGGGCGTTTCAAGTGCGACACGAGAATCATACCAATGTCTAGTTCCTCTGTAAGTGAGCGGAGCTTCGTCATCATATTATCAATGATTCGTCTCTCATCACCTTGGTCAATACCTGATACAACAATCGAGATATGATCTAAGATAATGTAATCGCAACCACAACCACGCGCTAGGTAACGTATCTTACCGAGCAGGTTATCACTTTCAGTTGAACCCCAATGGTCGTACATGAACACTCGACCTGTCCCCATCGTAGCGTCAAACGCTTCACGTAACTCTTCTGTAGGAGTCTCTTGGAGATGGATAGGTTTGTTCAAGTGCAAGGACATCAAGCCCTGTGCTGTACGTTTACTACTTTCCTCTAGCGCAACATAACCTACTGTAGCGCCTTCATTCAGAAGATTGTAAGCGAACTCACGAGTGAGCTGTGACTTACCAAGTCCTGAACCAGCCGTGACCGTAACGATCTCACCGCGACGACAGCCGTCAGTCATATCGTTAAGCCCTGCATAAGGATAGTCAATTGATTCGACATCTTGAACAGTAGAGACTTCTTCCCAAAGATCAGCACCATTAATGATACCGTCTGGTCTGTAGCTCTTAGCTGCCCACATTGCATCGACAAGTTCCTTCGATCTTCCTGCCTGAAGCATGTCGCTGGCGTCCTTAAGAGGTAGCCTTGCGATCTTAGCTTTGTTAGGAGATAGAAGTCCAGCACATTCAATAGCTGCTGCTTGTCCTACTTCATCATTATCAAACATAAAGATTACTGACTCAAAGTTCTCTAGGAACTCGATAGCCTTAGCGATCTCTTTCTTAGCACCTGCTGCTCCTGTCTTAACAGAAACTACCGGCCACTTGTTACCCATTGCCTGAGATAGAGAGAGAGCATCCAGCTCCCCCTCCGTCACAGTAATCATCTTACCGCCATCTCTCCACAACCACTGACCGTAGAGAGTAGCGTCTTTCATCTTACCTAACGCAAAGAATTCTTTATTAGGTAGTCTAACTTTCTGAGCGACAGTGCGACCCTGTTCATCCTTGTGGTTCGCTATCTGAGCCATCTGGCCCTTGAATTCGCTAACATGGTAGTCCCATAACTTCGTTGTCTCTGAAGTCAGCTTACGCTTTGCTAGAGGCAAGGCATCGCCAGTCAAGAAGTCAGCGCTCTTATTAGTAGTAGTCTCTGTCACTTCGACCTCCTCGGTAGCGTGTTGATAAGCATTACATGAAAAGCAATAAGTATGACCATCTGTGTAAATACCTGCTGCATCAGATGAACCACACTTCTCGCATGGGACGTGTTGTACAAATTCGCTGTCGCTCTGTTCCATTAATATACCTCGTCGTCTATGATTAACCAGTCATCAGGCACATTACCTTCTGCCCAGATGAAACCTTGTTTAGTAGCCCACTCGCCACAGGTCATCTTCGTTCCGTCTTTGCGGATCTTAGCTCCCTGCACCGTGCTTGCTGCTCGTTGGAATAGAAACCTAATATCTAAGTCAGGATGTTGATCACGTATACTTTTCATCTTACGCTGTGCATCCTGTCTAAAATAACCTTTCACCTCTATGTAAATGTCCCCGATCAGAAGATCAGGGATGTAATTACGTTCGACTGTGTAAGGTAGCTTGCAAGGCTCATACGTATAGTTGATGCCTCGCTTCTGTAGGTTTGCTTGTACTCTATCTTCTAAGGTAGACCGACTAGAAATCGCCATCAGTGAACACCTCAGCTACAGCAGGTTCAGATGTCATATTCTGACGGGAAAAACCGTCTTCTTCATCAAACACTGATATAGCGGGTGAACCGTACTCTACTAAGTCGATTATTTGTACAGCTTTTAAACGTAACGAAACTCCGACCATTTTAGTACCTGCTACCATATAAGGCATAGGCTCGAAGGCTACTTTACAGACTGATCCATTACCTACGGCAATGTCATCTGTCACTGGCGCACGTTTAGCATCGACAACAGCAACCTTCTGCTCGAATGTACGACCATCACGTGTGTTAACTTTAGCTTTCAGTTTGAACTTGAACTCGATCTCGCCAGTAGCATCGCCAGTTTCACGATCATATACAGGTGAGTAAGGAGGATTCTTGGACAGTTGATTCTTAAGTGCAGGTTTAGCCTTCACTTCTTCATCGAACTTAGCTTCTACGAGAGCATCTAAGTGCTCACACATTTCAGAAGCATCCACTTCAGGTAGTACAAGACTGATTGAGTAAACGCCGTTAGCGTCAAACTTAGTGTCAGGCTCGAACAGTTTTGCCCAGAGTGCATTTCCGCGCATTACTTGTGATGATTTAGCCATGATATTGTTTCCTATAAGTTATTGAATTGATTGGATTGAAAATGTTTGGGTGTGGTTTAAATCCACAGTAGAGGACTTCTACGCAAAGAAATATTTACTCATTAAAACCTCCTTTAAATCTAAAGTACCCTTTTTTGGCGGTAAGGGTAAATCCGCATCTGTAGGTAGCTTACGCTTAGCTTCTACCCATAATTCGTATAGCCAATCCTTAGAGGTATATAATTCTACAAACGATTCTCTTAAGCATTTAGACATAGTAGCCATTTGAGGGCTATATGTCCCATATGAATCATGGATCATAGCGAACTGTGTTACTCCTTGTTCTACACATTTATTTACTGTCAAAGTTAACGCACACGCATCCATACTATGCACGAAGTTAGGTGAACTAGATGATTTGTATCTTTTTGAATCTATGACGGCAACCTCATCATCATAGTCAAGTTTAACTACGGAGGATTGTAAATGAACTTTTGTCTGTCGTGTTTTCTTTTTAAAATACCGCTGTTGGACTGGGAAGCCCGTAGGCGTTTTCCATTCCATTAAAGTATTGTACTTACCATATTGCTCAGCGATGGTCGTTATGTAGTCCATAACTTTCCTAGCTCCTTTAATCGTATTAGAGATTGCATCCCATATATGATCTGTAGCTAGTAAAACCGCAGGGGTATAGAAATCACCCCAAGGAGCCTTGCCCTTACACTTCTTAATCAAAGCAGTTCTGATGTAATCCCTACAAGCGTGTTTAGTACCGCTGTAAGGAACAATCATCACTGGACGTTTAGCAATGGTGCGGCATATTCCAACTTCTAAGAGTTGTTTAGCAACCTCATTACCTGCATCAGCTTCAACTTGTAACGTGACCGTAGCCTTAGCAGCTACATCACCGTAGATGTCCTCAGGTTTATCTGAAGGTAATAAGTTTACCGACCGGCCGCCTTCCTCATCTAAGAGCATAGCGCTTAAGTGTTGGATACCATTACAACTACCATCAGCTTGACAAGGGAGGTGAGTAATAAACTCCCGACCCTCACCGACTGCGATAGTGTACTCAGCCCACTCGAAGCACCATGCTAAAGCAGCCCAAGGTTTATCTGCATCCTGCCACCAGAGACATGTAAAGGGGTCTTCATAGACATCCAAAGCGTTCTGAGTGTTCGACAATGCCCACATCTCACGATCAACTAAAGATACCTTATCTACTCCAAACTGATTGGCTCCATGTATCGCTAACCATGTAGCATCTTCAGGACAAGTTATAGGCACACCTTTAGCAAACTCTATGAGTGACTTTCCATAGTCAGCCACCTGTGGGTTTAAGAAACTTTCTCTAGGGTACTTCCTAGTTCTAAAATCTAACTGCCACTGAAAAAAGAATTGATCATACACTGTGTAGCGCTCTGCCAATCCGATAGTACGATCTACCTGAATACGTGTAGAGAGTGATTTGGTATTATACTCATGCGTCCTTGCTCTATTTATAGCCCACTCTTTATATATAACTTCTTGTTCAGGGGTCATCTCCTCCGGTTTTGATTCAAAAGGGTAATCAGCAAGAGGTAGACTATCTTTAGCCGGTAACCCTTCCCATTTTGTACCACTTTCCCAACACTGCTTCATAACTTCTAAGACTGGTAAGTTTATACGCCATTCTGTTTCCTGTAAGGTATTTACACACTGTAACTCAGCATCATAAGAAGAAGCCGTGACCGTTTTGTAGTAGGTAGATAAATCAAACATATTAATAGACCCTCATTAATGGTTTCTGGATGATGTAAGGACTGTGGTAGCCTCCTACAAATGCACTCGTCCAAGGCTTAGGAGGCACAATTGAAGGTAGGTAGGTAGGGCAGTTAGACTCATTATGTTCATGGAACTTAGAAATCCATGCTTCCGTACCTTCTGTTAAATCTACAAAGTAAGGACGTACACCTTTCCGTTGATGTCTGCGATTAACTTCTATGATTCCAAGAGTTTGAACTATAAGATCAATCATCCTAGTACCTACATTAATACGCTTGCTTGTTGTCCAAGATGCTTCATGTCCCATATCTAACATCTTATGAATGACACCAGCTCTCTTGTTATCATAACCAAGGTCGCTCTTAGCCATAGCCATTTTTAATATTTCTTTTGCTATTTCTGGTTCCTTATCTATCCACGCATCTATTACTACCTGAGTCTCGATACGCATCCCTATGCCTTTAGCTATGGGGGATAATTTACGACCGCCCAAACTTATGCTATTAATTAAAGCAACTAAAGATAAATAGGCAATTTGAGCTGGGTCAGTGTTACGTAACAAAACACTTACCTGACTTTTAGGTGGTTCGTTCATTAACATCTTTTTAACCCCATCAGCTAAAGGAGCTAACATCTTGTAAACTAAACTACGTCCGTGAGCTGTCTCCGATTGCAACTCCTTATTCATCATGCGGTCTTTGTTATGGTGGTATCTATCTACACCTCCTTGCATCATCATTTTCTCTAAAGCGATCTGATCTTCTATTGTAGGCATTCTGCCTCCTAGTATGTGTATGTTACTGTTACTCGTACATCTTCTAAGTCTACTTCGACCTCCGTCTTCTGATTAATGATAACGATCCATTCTAAATCGTACTTCTTAAGTTTCTGTCTGAGTGATTCCTCCTCTTTGAATTGAAAGTTAAATGTCGTTTCGCAGAAGAGTGCAGAGCATAATAAAAATGTAGTCATAACGTCCCCCTGATATGTGGATTGCGCCACCGAGATCTAAATACAGTGGCGTGATTCGTGACCGTAACTGATAGCCTCTATCGAGACGACCATCAGTAAACGGCTTGCTACATAGATAGTGAGAAGTCTTAGCTGATTATGTTATTAACTGGTGAAGATAGCTGCACCCTATTCCTAATCTCGTGAAGGGGCGTATCTTACATAAAAAGCCTTACGTTCTCTTAGTGATCACCCCCTTTTAAGTGCCACTGCGCCACCGAAACGCCACTGGCTGTTCGTGTATGGATAACGTGTGTCATTCACTATACTCCTATGGTTATTACCAGTATCCCGAATGGAACCAGTACGAAAAATAAAGAAAGTGCTAGTACAACAAGCCAGCCCAACACTCTCAATCCTCTCATTGTTATATCTCCTAAGCTGACTCTAAGTGTAAGTTATTAACCTCGTCTCGCATGTCATCCATGAACGCTGTAGCTTCCTCTACTGTCTCGAACTCCTGCTCGTAGTAACCAGACTCTGTTCCATAAGATACAATATACAT